TCCCAAACTACTAAAACTCGGTATCCTAAATCCTTAGCTAGGTTAATCTTTTTTAACTCTGCATTCCAGATATCGTATACAGGTCTACCTCGAATCGTGTCTTTATCTCTTGAGACAGATAAACAGATCAGTATCGCGTATCTCAGTTGGTCTAACTTCTATCAAAAATCCGTCTCGATCGACCATAATACTATGATCTTCTGTAACTTTGACACTTTTACCATTTTGTAAGTTTATTTGATAAAGACGTTTTTTAGTTTTATGTCTCATGACATACGACGGGATAGCCATTACAGTACTATCCTCAAAAGAATTAAACCCCATTACCTTATCTGGACTTAAGACTCCATACTCCTTGTCGCCCACTATCGAATGCTCTAAACATCGATCGAACAGTTGTTTTATGGTAATATCCCCATCTTTGGTAAGAATCATAGTATCGCCAGTTACACTATCACCATAGATAATTGCCTTACCTGTGTGATTAAACTCGCTTGTTATGATTTCATTTACTTTACCTGCCATGTGCTGTGCAATAGCACGACCAGTCAGTGTTGTTGATTGTCCAATGCGGTTATCAAAGAAACGGCAGCCAGGATTTAAAATAGCACCGTATAATGAGTTCAAGTTAATCTTCTTAACCAGCTGTCGCTTGTCCCAATATTCTTCTTCGATCTTGTTGCCAGCAGCAATACATTCTTTAAGTTTGGCCTGCATCTCTTTACGTTCGGCATACCAACGCTTTAGCAGTCCAGGAATGATACCTTCTGTTTCATAAGTGAAGATAGTTCCATTAGCACTCAACATCCAGGGCTGATTGCTGTCAAAAATCAAATCATATACCTGTGCCGACGATAGTGTATCGCTACCCCCGTTCTCCCAGTCAATGATAATTTCACGACCTTTTTCTTTATTCATTACACTGGTGTATTCAACTGCACCAAACATGCCTTCCCAAGCAGCCGCAAAACTTTTACCCTTGGCTATTTCGCCTGCAATGTAATCTCTGGTACCGTCTTGGCGTAGTTGACCCACAATAGTTTCTGGGCCCATGTTCAAGGCACGAATTGCTGAGGGATATAGACTGTTGATGTCTAAGGAACCTATCCATTCATGTATGCCTTTCTTGGGATAGGCAACATAAGCACCTGCTGCTTGATTACTGAAACCTTCTTCACGCTGTACACGATTAGGAACAATCATGCCACGTCTGTGAGATTCATTCACAATGGCCTGCTCAGTCACAGCCACAGCACCCATTGTGGTCTGTAGCAGCACAGTACACTCATGTGCCAAGGTGTTGGCAAGATCCATGAACTTTAATTTCTTATCAAGATCATCCAGCAGCTGACAGTCATTGATGTTGTATTCAACAAATGTACGGAAGTCATTGTTGTACAGCTGATCCAGTGTGCCTTCATACTGCGTCTTTCTTTGACCTAGTTCGTACTCGGCAATGGCATCCAGACGATAGGTATGACGTTCTTCGTAAGTGTATTTGCGATACAGTTCGAGACTGTCCAAGTGTACACGACCAATAAAGTCATATGTTATGGCAGCTTTGCCGTACTTTTCATATTCACGTTTTTTGGGAAATTGATTCCAAAGGCAGAATCTACGAGTATCTTCTTTGCTCAATACTTTAGTAACACGATTAACAGTGTACGGAATATCGAATCCTTCCGAGTTCCAGCCTGATAACACATCTGCATCTTGAATAAGATCTAAGAAAGTATCCAGCATGTCCGCTTCAGTGCTAAACAGCATGACATTGTCAAAGTCTGCAACCTGTCGTTTGGCTTCCTCCATGTTGATGGTCTTGGGAGGAATAGCCAGACAGACCATTGTGTTCATCCACTGCAAGTGTACAGCAATGGCAGTGATGGGCATGAATGCATCTTCGGGTGATGCATAGCCACGTTCGGGATCAAAGTCTACCTCAATGTCAAAAAACGCAATGTTTAATTTAGGCGCATCTTGATTGAGATAATGATCTTCTAGGCAACGATAAATGGGATTGATATCTGATTCGTACAGCTTCTTACCACTGTAGATAGCAAGTTCTTTGCGATGTTCTTTGACATTCTTGGAACTTACACGACTCAAGGCCTCGCCCTTGATTGATTGAAACTTACCCTTTGAATCTGGGTAATAAAATACATGACGGGCAGGATGTTCTTTAAAGATTCGTTCACCTTTGTCGTTTCGTTCAACAACACGAATCATATCCTGCTCTCTGTCATAGAAAGCGTCTACGTAACTCATATTTCTCCTTATGTGATTTTTAGGCTCACAAATACCCAAGTGCGGTTTTTGGCCCGCCGACCATGTTATGAATTACTTATCATTCTTATGTAAGCAACAATGTCTATAGTGGCAATCAGTGCATAATTAGCAATCATGCCTGTGCTACCGCGTGTCCAGGCTGCCCAGGCAAATATAGAACATTGAAAAACAAACAGCGGATACAGCCAAATAAATGGAGGAGTGGGCAAGGTATATCCCATCCATACAGTACATCCTATGCTCGTAAACCATGCAAGTAATTCTAAACAGAATCTTAAAGGATTAGTGGCATAATCTTCTTTGACCCAAACAACAGAGGTCTTGATAAAATCCAATGTCATTCAGGCAAATGTTTAGTAACGCCAAGAATCATTTCGACATCGTTCCATTCTTGTTCATAATCTTTCCAGTTATCCTTGTGTGCAATCTTGATTGCTTTGTTTATAACACTGGGTTTGATTTGTAATTCTTCAGCCACTGCCTTGACAGTTTCTTTTAGACCTTCTGACAGGTCCTCAATTTCACGCAGTACATTTCCGCCTTCGTTGATCAGGCGTTCGAGCTTGGCTTTTTCTTCTGGACCGTACATTCTTGTTGACATAGATATCTCCTTGATATTACTATTATACAGCCGTAAAAAAAGCCAGTCAACTAAAAGACTGGCTTTTTGGTGTAATTTGTTAAATTACTTTTGGTCTTCGCTTAGTACATCGTACATTTCAAAGGTCCCACCATTGCGCTCATAGATTAATCCAGCAAACACTTCTGCTTTCATACCTTCGCCTAGTTTGGCTTTAGCAACACGTTCAGCCCAAGTAAACAGTGCCTTATCTACAGCATCAATCTGTTGTTGTCCACCACTTTCTTGAACCATGTGAACCATCTGTTTGAATGACAAACGCTGCTCAACGCTTTCTTTAACTGTCTTTTTAGCAAAAGGATTCACGCCTTTTTTAGGAGCAGCACCTTTCTTTTTATCTGCTACAGCTTTCTTCATTGGCTCTTTCTTGTCACCGTCTTTATCTACATCTAAGAAATCAGGTTTAGCACCTTCTTCGACTTCTTCTTTATTGCCTTTCTTTTCTTTCTTGCCCTTGACCATACTCATGAACTTTGCACGGGCAGCTTTTTGCGCTTCGCTGGCTTCGCCAATAGACTCTTTCTTTTTACCTGGTTCGACTAACTTACCGTCTTGATAACGTTTTACTGAACCTGGATTTTTCTTTTCAGCTGCCTTGCTGTCTTGAGCTTGCTTTTTATCTAGCGCACGGTCGCCTGCTTTTTCGGCACTAGTTTTTGACGCCTTGGAATTCTTAGTAATCTTAGGCGGAACATAATCTGAATCATCTGTATCATGACGAACACTGATTCCTGTTGATGTTTTTGTAGCTTTGCCGCCCCGATGTGTTGTAAATGAATCACCAGTTTTTTTCAAACTGCTCTGATCTTCTTTAAATTCTTCGTCTTCTTTCTTTTTAGCTTCTGCAACATAGCTTGTACGTCCGCTCAGAACACGCAGTTGCGCATCCTCGTTTAGCTGCACTGATTTTGGCAGCACAGGTGCAGCCGGAATAACAGTTCTTGCTTCCATGCCGTCTAATTTGGTTAGTAGTGATTTGAAGTCCATTTTTCTTTGATCCTAAAGGTCTATTATGTATTTATCTCTTGATAGCACCTTGACCTGCCATTAGGCCAACGTTCATATCTAGTGCATTTGTACCAGGTTTTTGCATTTTAGGCTTGACCTGTTTTGGTGATTTAGTACCCGATTTACCAGGGCTACCTGTGTAGCTTCTATCAGCTTTGAAACCAGCAACAACACCGCCGGATCCTACCATGGCTGCTGATGTTGCCCCTGCTGTGGCTGATTCTATAATATCGCGTATCTTCATATGATTATTTATGGTGCTTGATGCTTTCACCACCGCCTCCATTTCCTCCACCGTCACCACTGTAACCCACAGCATATCCATATCCACCGTAAGGTCCTGGACCCCATGCTGCTCTACGAGGCTTACGTTTGCGTTTCTTCCGTTCTGTTACAAATTCACTGGCTCTCATAAGATAACCCTCCTAGCCCACGCGAGCAACTGCTTCATACAGGGCTGTAAGGATTTCTTTTAGCATCTGTGCCATCGTCTTCTGGGTATACAGGATAGTTGTTTGGGTTCATACATCAAAACTTGATCCACACCCGCAGCTTGTTTTTGCATTAGGATTCTTGATAGAAAAACTGCTGCCCATGGCTTCTTCTTTGTAATCTATACTGGCGCCTTGCAGGTATTGCATACTCATGGCATCTACTACAACTTTAAAATTGTCAACCGGAAATTCGAAGTCATCTTCTGCAATTTCTTCATCAAACGTAAAACCGTAGCTAAAGCCGCTACATCCACCGCCTTGCACAAATGTGCGCAGCATTAATTTAGGATTGTTTTCATCGATCAAAAGATCTAAGATCTTGTTTTTTGCTGCTGGTGTAATTTCTATCATACGGGTTTCTCTCCTGTTAAGTAAGGCTTGCTAAACCATAACTTGAACCATTCATCTGTTCCTGGTCTAATATCGTTCTTCTTCATAAGTTCGCCTTTTTCATTGCCGGTAATACTTATATTACTTCCGCCGTAGGGTTGAAAACTTTTGAATTTATCTATACCCGCTAACTTCTTTATTTGGTCTAGTTCATCCATTGTTTGGCTCATTGCCTTGTTACCCTTCTACTAC